TCGTCGTCTTCCTCGTCCTCGTCGTTATTATCCGACATTCCTCTATTTACCATTGAAAACGGATTGGCTTTGTTTTTAGCATCTAACTCTTGCTGTATTCTCTCAAGTTTTTCTATTGCCTCATTTCTAGTTATACCTTCAATATTAGCAATAGCATCCTCTTTTGTAGTCAATTCATAATCTAACTTACCTTTCTCATTCTCTAGGATTTCTAATTCATCCATAATAATTCCATCCTGCCAGATTATAGTTGGAACTTCAGTTTGTGCCGGTCTTTTATCATCTGCCTGTAATCGGTTATTTCTTGCAAATTCAATAGCACTTTCAATCAATGACTTTATCCCATTATCCCAGTACATCTGCTTCCTGTGTTTCAAAGATAAGGTTCTAAGTAGTTTATATTTCAATGCCCTTCCTGACTCTGCTACTCCGTACTTGGTAAGTCCAAATAAAGTAGGGGACACCTGAGCCGCCTTAAATAACTGTTCTTCTAATACATCAATCTGTGCAAATGATGACTCTAGTTTGGAGTCCCAGACAATATACTCTGGCTTACTAGTCTCACCATTCATAGGGTGGCTTGGTAATTCAATCATACCTAGCTTTTGTCGGCTTACCTCTCCACTACTATCCAACACTCCTTGAGGTACAGCTAATATAGGGTCACCGTGTTTGTCTAAGATATGCTCATTACGAGATAATCTGTTATTAATAGCAAAGAATAGGTCAACTAAATCCTCATAGTCACTAATTCCCCAAAACTTACCACTCATACCCCAGTTCTTTATGTGGTGGATAAGACTATACCCCTCACCTAGATTGGTCTTTACAATTGGCTCTATTCCAAGTATATCTTTTGGATTATATTCACCCCCAATAGTATTTTGCTTAAACTCATATACTTTAGTTTCAATTTCACCTACTCTATATGTCTCTACTACTAGATATTCTCTCTCATCAATAGTCTGCCTATATGCTAATACATGTTCTTTTACTGGAGTCTTTACATTGCTCTCATTATATACTGGGAAGTATACATCAGGCTTGACTGTATCTACTCTAATCTGTCCGTCTACAGCTAATATCCGCATTACTGAGTCGCCTTTATAGCTGGATACTAATGCCTCCTCATACAATGTAGTCCAAAGATTATTCTCATACCATAATTTGTCTACAAATTCCTGATTGGTTTTGTTCTCTAACAATACTTTTGGTTGCTCTTCAAATAATAAATCAGCTGAGATGGTGCTCATAATCCTTGGATAGGGAAGTACTACATACCTTACTGTAGGGTCTTGCCCTGAAAATTGAGGGTCATACTGCTCTAATTTACTTCTAAAAGCCGTTCTATGGTCGCCCATAAATAACCTCTCGTAGGTGTCATATTTTGCTAATCTGTCTATGTCTTTTTGTGGAGGATATTGCTTCATAAATTAAAATCCAAGTGGTTTATTACTATATATTTTAGCACTTGTTGCCTTTTCAGCTTCCATATAATCTACACAATACCTCATCGCATCCATGCAATTATGAACTAATACTCCATTTGCAAAATATTCGTGCTTATTTTCTACTGTTAAATCATACACTTTCTCGCTCCAACTTTCGCCTTCTTCTAAGTGCTTTAGCTTTGCAGTTTGGATGACAAAATTTGGATACTCCACCATGTCGTGTTTGATATTCTTTACTACATACTTCGCAAAATTTTGTCTTATACTCTCTATCAATCCAACATTTTTTGCCATGTTCTTTATGCCACTCCCTGCCTTCTTTGCTTTTGTGCCATTTTGGAGCTGCTTCAATTCCTTTCTTTTGGAATTCTTTAAACCATTCTGGATTATCAACAATTCTTTGCCTGCTATGTTGTGATAAATGTTCTGAGCCTTTAATAAGTCCCAAGTTTTTAATCCTATTGTCCCAAGTATTATGGTTTTTGTGATGGACATGATAACCTTTTGGGATTTGTCCATTATAAAACTTCCAAACTTCTGTATGCATCTTCTTTTTACCCCTAGAGAAATATCTTTCTCTTGGATATAGTTTATATAATTGTTTGTTAAATTCTTGATATGGGATATTGTCATCCCTGATTTTAATTGTGAAATTGGTATCCATTGTTTTTCTAATGTATAAATTTTATGTTCTGGTGTACATATTAATTTTATCACATTAGTATCTAAATGTAAATAGTATTCTTTTACTAGTTGCTTTCCGTTATCCCACCTTTTAACAATTTGTTTATATCCTGCTCTAGTTAATACTTTATCTTTATTCGTTATAAATTTTATAGGCTTTAATCCCTGCTCTGTTTGAATTAAAGTATTCCCAATAAAACAATGGTCTTTGACTTTGATTGGCATATCCATATTCTGACCATCTTTATTCTTTTGCCATCTGTAGAATTGTAACTCTTTAATCATATTAACCGAGTCACTAGTCACATAAAATTGTTTAGTCTTTATTGCATTTATACCTCTTATAACTGAGCCTTTATTCTTATATGCTGGTTTTATATTGTATCCTGCATAGAATATATCGTTTATCTTGCCAGGGTCTTCACTATCTCCCACCATTACAGTTTGTCTGTCTAAGTTTAGCTCCTGTATTTTTCTAATTATATCATCTGAATTTAAGCCTGACTGATACAATAGCTCTTTAGCATATATTACATTATCTTTTTCCCTTACCTCTACAATAGCAGTCTGATTGTTAAATCCCCAGTCTGCTCCATAGTATCGCCTATCATAAACCTCTGGCAAAGTCTCACATACCTGCCAATGGGTGTAGATTAAGTCTTCACTTACTCCCCGCTCTCCTAATCCAAACACTCTCCAAAAGTTTGGGTCAAGTGTTTCATATTGCTCAATCTCAGCTACTGTCTCTTTGCTAAGGAATGGATTATCTTTGTAGGTAGACTTTATCACTACACAGTCATTTCTAGTCATTACATCATCATAAATCCAGTGAAATGAGTCGGACGGGTTAAAGTCTAATGTAATCTCCCCTGTTGTTCTCATAGCTAACTGTCTCCAGTCTTCTCTGCTTAACTCATTAGCTTCATTTAGCCATAAATAGTCTCTTTTAGCCCCTCTTTTCTTTTGGGGGTTATCCATACCCAGAAACTCTACTAAGTTGCCATTTAAGGTGTATGTCTTAAGTGTTTTATTGTGGTTATTAGAGTCATATAGTCCCCAATTCATAAGTATCTCAAAGAAATCCCTTGCCACAGTCAAATCTAAAGCTGGGGAGGTCTTTCTTACAATAGACAAGACTTTTCCTTTTTCTTTTAATAGTTTGAGGATATACTTCTGACAAATAGAATATGTCTTGGAACTTCTGGAGCTTCCCTGATTGACTATAATCCTCTTGTCTGCCTTCCAGTTTCTTTCAAATACATTAGTTGCTTGGATTTTCACAGTAAACTATTTAATGTTAATCAATTTAATCTCCCATTTATCTTGCAATTTCATTACAACACTTCCAAAAGCTGGAGACTTACCTTTTTTGCCAAGTCCACTTTCAAAGTTAACTCTACCATTAGGAATATATAATTTTCCACCATTTACAATATTGTGAAATCTTGCAGTAGTTATAAATTCTATTGGGAATAATATATATATTTCATTTTTACAATTTTGATAAGTTTCCCAAGCCTTGCTTAAAAATATATGTTTATTAGTAAATGGAGGATTTATCCATATTCTTTTATATTGTGTCCAATCTTTCTTAAGTCCATTAGTTTCTATTGTGTCATAATTTAACACTCCAAACTCTTGAGCTTTTTCTTTAGTTGTAGCTGGATCATAATCAAACTGTCCAAATCTTGCTACAAATTCTTTTGGAGTATAGTATTCATTGTCTTTTGTAAATTGTACTTGTGATTTTGCCATATATGCTAAATGCCCTGCCATTATTTTAATTTATTGTCTAGTATTACAAATAGGGCAGAGGGTGACTACCGGACTTAAAACTATCCCACAGCCTTTGCATTTGTGGTACTGTGGTTTAGATAATAAAAACTTTTGATGTTCCAGTATAGCTGGATCTGTTTCGTCTTTATACATCCACACTCCTCTCATTAAACTTTTCTTTCTGACCCATTTAGTCACACTTGCTCGGTGTACTTTTATTGTCCTTGCAAATTCAAATTGTGACTCAAACCTTATCTCTTCACCTGTTATAGTATTGATTACACTAATTGGCTTCCTCTGGGGATACTTCATTTTGGTTAGTTATAATTTCTATTTCAAACTTGGTATCTATCTTTTCATTCTTACTAGTGTGGTCTATATATTGCTGATTTAATCTTTGTCTATCTTCTTCCTCTGCTACTATTCTCATTGCTGCTATCTGTAAAGTTGCATTATCTGAAGCTATCCATTTTTGTAATAGATAATCTACAGCTTTATTTCTATTCTCTGCTAGTTGATCCTTTATTGTGTCAGATTTGTCTAATTCATATACATAAGCTGTTTGTCTTGAAAAACCTACCGCATCCCAGTTAATATGGCTCCATCTCATCCATTTCTTTTCGATTATTACATTTAACAACTGTTTTTCTTTTTCTGCTTGCTTTTCTAAGTTCATAGTTTTGTAATAGTTATATTAGGGTCTAACTTCTTCATTCTATCTATAATCACTTGGCAATACTTAGGGTCTAATTCCATTCCATAACATTTGCGGTTAAGTTGGTGGGCGGCTACCATTGTTGAACCTGAACCAAGAAAGAAATCTAAAACCAACCCACCATCAGGGCAACTTGATTTTATAGCTCTTTCACATAATTTAAGTGGTTTTGGTGTTGCGTGTTCTCCCGTGCCTTCTCTTTCCTGATTGCTTGTTCTTTCAAAATGCCAAACATTATTTTGATTGTCGTGTGTGTTGTCAAAGTATGCTCTTGTGCTATAATACTCTTTTTTAATTTCTTCGTACTCTTTTTTAATTTCTTCGTACTCTTTTTTAATTTCTTCGTACTCTTTTTGTTCGCAATAAATTTGAAGTTTTTTGTAGTTTTCTTCTGTAATAAGCATCCATTGACTACCAGTTGGACTGATATGATGAGCATACATTCCACCACCGCTTGTCTTTAGTCCTAATGCTGTATTAAATGCTTTTGAGTTTGCTAAATTAGCCTTTTTAGCTTCTTTATATAAATAACTTCTAATCGGCTCCCACCCTTCAAAATAATTATCAGCATTATTATTAAACCCTTGCACTCCACACATTACAAATAAACATTTTTCATCTGCTATCGGATACATTCTAAATTCTTCAGAGTTTTGACCTTGTCCGTTTCCTTTATCCCAAGTAATCAAATTTCTAAAAGTTGCCTTTTGTATTTTGATATATGGCTTTAAAATGTTTGAATATATATCCATTAAAGGCTCGTCTATACCCCAGCAATAAAAACTGCCATTATCTTTTAAGTAAGTAAATTGTAAACTTATCCAATCTTTGTTAAATTCTAATAAATTATCAAAGTTTAGATTATCATTTAATACTCCGTCTTTTTCTTTTTTCATTCCATAAGGCGGATCATTGTGTGCCATATCAGCTTTTTCCCCATTCATTAACTTTGCCACTTGGTCGCTGTCTGTACTATCTCCACACATTAACCTATGTTCTCCTATCTGGAACAAATCACCTAATTGTATATCTGTCTCAATTTCATCTGGCACTTGATAATTATCTTCTTCAGCTTCTAATTCTTCAGTCTCCCAATCTGGCACTTCTAATCCCCACTCTTCTAACTGCTCGGCATCCCAGCTATTAGCTAGTAGCTCCCAATCCCAAACTCCATAAGATAAATTATCTTTTATTACAAATTCCTTTTTTTGCTCCTCTGACCAGCCTTCTACTTTCTGTACTGGTATTTTTTCATATCCTAAATCAGTCAATGCTCTAAGCCTCATATTACCCCCCAAGACTACATTATTCTCATCTATTACTAATGGTCTAGTCTCTAACATTTGAGGGAACTCCTGAATAGATTTTTTTAACTTCTCAAACATCTCTGGAGTTATATCTCTAGGATTATGCTCATTAAGTTTTATCTCTTTAATGTTGAGCTTCATTATTTTTTCTTTTTACCTGAATTATTATAATTAGATTTCTTTTTTGGCATAATGTTTTAATTAGGTTATATGTTATATATTAGTAGCATTTAATTATTTTGTCAAGATTATAGTTCCTTGCCCTTTTTTATACTCCTGTTTGTTATAATTTTTATAGTCTATTTTCTCATAACCATAGTATGGGAAGTTAGTGTCGTGATAAGCTATAAATTTATATTTGTTTAAGTCTATAAGTTCCTGCACAACCTCACCTCTAAAATGAAATCCAAAATCTACAAAGACAAAATCTGCTTTATGTTTTTTAATTTCTGCCATTAGTTTTTTTATCTCATTTTGAAACTTTGGTCTATCTTGTCCAAGGCTTCCAATCAATACATCGTCTTTAGTCAAAGTGTCTGTTTCTGGTTGTAATTCTATATAAGTATGATTTTCTTTTGGAGTGTAAGGATAGGTGTATCTAGATAATTCTATTGAGATTACTTTCTTAAATTCTTGGAGTAAATATTTTGTTCCTTCACCCCAACCTAATTCTATAATAGTTAGTTTGTTTTTATCTGGAATATTATCAAAGGCAGGTTGCCAGTCGATAAATGGGTTATTGATTGTAGCTTCTTTTGGGTGCGACATAGTATATATCTTTAGTTATTTTTACTTTAGGGTATTTCTTGAGTAGCTGTTCCAGGAACCTCCAGTCTTCACCCTCTCCGTCATTATCAAACTTTGGCAGGTCTTTCCATTTAATTCTATTCATATTAAGGGCAAAGTTTATTCCGACATTGCCAAACCTTAGCTCATTGGTTTCATCTGGAACAATGGCCTCACCTTGTCTCATTCGGAATATTACAATGTCATAGTCTGGATGTAATTGATACCACCAGTCTTTGTTATAATAATCATCATCATCAAGAAAGGTTATCCATTCTATAGGTTTTATTGCTTCGCATATTTGCAAACCTTTATTTCTATTATCTCCAGCTGTCCCTCCTATCACAGGGATAGTTTGGATAAGAGGGCAAAAACGGTTATCAAAATAATCTGGGATTGTTGAGTCAATTGCTTCCCAAAGTGTCTCTCTTCCTAATGTGGGTATAATCGTTACTACCATTGTGGATACTTTAATATTTCCTGCCAATTGTCTCCGTACTTTTCTCTTAGTCTATCATTCATTTCTATATTTGCATAATGGCTATATTCTCCGTGGTCTACCTGTGATTTATGCCCATAATGGTATATTGCTATGTCTTGCACTAAATATATCCCGAAACCAGCCATTTTTGCCCTGTAGCAATAGTCTAACTCTATACCCCATCCCCTAGGCATACCTTCATCTAACAATCCCACAGCTTTTATCACATCTCGGTGGATTATAGGACAGACAAATTCCACAAATGGGACTTCTCTAAGAAACTCATCACCTTCTCTGCTCATAACCCTCCAGTGAGGTGAATTCAATGCAGGTGAGAATATACCTTTTCTGCCATTGAGTGCCACTTCTAACATCTCTACATCTCTGGCAGTAAGGCTAATGTCATTATTGCAAATCATCACATAATCATAAAATGCCTGACTTTCTGGGACTTCCTGAATAGCTCGGTTAAAACTCTCAGTAAAATGTGTTTTATTTACACTGGAGTCATACACACAATAGTCTATATGCCCCAAATTATGCTTTAGCTGATTGGTATATTCTGCACTGGTATCGTGATGAAGTATAATTGGTAATATCATATTAAATCATCTATAAAATTAAATGTTTGATGTCCATTTCCAAGTCCTGTGCTAATATCTCCAATATGTTGTACTAAAGATTTTTTACTGACATATAATCCAACTTCAAGATTAACTGTCTTAATAAAAGTCTTTAAGGCTAAATCGTAAGGCTCTTTGCCTATATTCTTTAGTAAATATGCTCCAAATTCTCTGGCAGTCTCAAAGTCAAACACCATAGCCTGTGTGCCATAAAACATATCCACAGGGTACTTTGCAATCTCATTATAGTCTGAATACCCTTCCCAGTTATAACAAGAATATAAAGCCATTGCATATCTCTTAGTAGGTATCTCTGCCAATCTTTGTTCTAATTCCCAATCAAAGTTTTTACACAGTTTGACATCATCCTCGATAATTAGTCCATCTTTAGTTTGTAATAAAGCTACAGCATAGTTATATTGGCTGTCTCGATGTCTTGTAGGGTCTTGCTTATACTTTCTATCCACTGGCACTAAATCTCCTGCCCTAGGCTGTATAATTTGCCCCTGAGCTATATATTGGATAGCATACTCCACTGGGATAGTAGCCACAGTGTCTGATAGGTATGAAGGTTGTCTATCACAGGTAAGTATGGTGATGGTTTTCATAATGAAGTGATATTTAATTTGATGAATAGTCGTGCAACTTGATATATTTATTACATTTTTAGTATAGCATAAAACCACAAAAAATGCAAGGTGTCACAGGAGTGTCACAGGTCTGGCACAGGTAAATTTTGCTCAGATGTGACACTTATTTCCTATTTTTAAGCCAAATTTTAAGGGTGGCACACCTGGCACAGGTAAAATTCACAAAAAAATCTCTGGAGTGTATATTATATATATATATATTTTATATATTATTTTATAATATTTACTTGTGCCACTTGTGCCACCTCTGTGATGTGGCTTAGTAAGCCATCAAAAGTGTCACATGAGAGAAAAATTTGCTTGTGACACGACTTGTGCCACTTGTGACACTTTATACAAATTACAATATTGACTATGTGGTAAAATTGTGCTAGTATATGCCTAGAAAAGCACCGCTTTCCAATATTGCTATTTGGGCGGTGTCTTTTTTATATTGAAAAAAATAACAAAGTATGCTATACTAAAAACAAGTTAATGGGACTATCTTTAGTCAATATTGATAGCAAATAGCAGTCTATACCCACCATTAACTAGGGTATATAAATAAAACAATATGGACAAAAGTCTGACAATGTCAAAAGCATTTCCAGACCCTATTTGGGTACTGTGGAAAAAAGAAAAGATAAAAGATAAACATACTAAAGTCCCTTATGGAATAAGTGGTAAAGCTAGTTCAACCGACAATACAACTTGGATGAGTTATACCAGTGCAAAGCAATTAGCTTCTGGCACAAGATATGATGGAATAGGAATTGTGTTTAGCCAAGATGTACCAATGTTGGGAATAGACTTAGATCATGTATTAACCAATGGTTCATTGACTGAGTCAGCTCTGGTAGATTTAATCTCCGAGGCAAATACATATACAGAGATTTCTCCAAGTGGTAATGGTCTACATCTTATCTTTAGACTATCTACATTTATGCCATTAAGTGCAAATAAACACAAGAACCCAGACGGAACTGTGTATGAATGTTATACCAAAGATAGATATTTTACTGTCACTGAAAATTCTTTCTGGGATGTACCAGTCCGAACCATTACCCCTGAGGAGGCTAAAACCTACCTTGAATACCTTGGTTATCCTTGGAGGAAGGCAGAACATATCCACTCAATACAAAAGTCCCCAGGAGTGCATTTTTTGGAGGATGAGGAGGTATTAAAATTAGCTTTTAATTCTAAGAATGGAGCAAAGATAAAAAAAGTTTATAATGGAGATACTACTGATTACAATAATGATGTGTCATCTGCTGATTTAGCATTGTGTTCACATTTAGCATTTTATTCTGGAAGACCAGACCAAGTAGAGAAATTGTGGTTGGAGTCACCATTAGGAAATAGACAAAAGACACAAGAAAGATTAGATTATCGTACTAGGACTATAACTCAAGCATTTAGTGGGAAGACCGAGTTTTACACTCCTAAAACACCCAAGGTGATTATGAAAGTCCCTAAGAAAAAAGGCCAAGATGAGGAAATAAAGTTAATAGGCAAAGAAACCAAGAATGGATTGATAGTTAAACCCATTTTGGAAAATATAATCCGGATAATGCAAAATGATGAAAAGATTATGTCTGCTATTAAATATAATGAATGGACAAATAGAATAGAGTGGAAAGATAAATGGTTAGAGGATAGAGATATAATTAAGATCCAGTCAATGTTTCAAGCTAACTATCCTCAATTATCTGATGTGGCTAAAACTACAATTGCAGATGCAGTAGAGGTGGTAGCTTTACAAAATACTTATAACCCTATAAAAGATTGGTTAAATAATTTATCTTGGGATGGCACAAATAGATTAGAGGATTGGATAGATAATGTTTGTGGGTATCCTGAAGATGATAATGAGTCTTTTTTTGAATACCGCTCAGCAATTGGAGTAGCTACAATCAAGGCAATGGTAGCTCGAGCATTAAACCCAGGGACAAAGTATGACCACATGCTTGTGATAGAAGGAGATCAAGGGACTGGAAAGTCTACCTTAGTACAAATATTAGCAGGAAATGATTATCTATACTCCACTAATGTGAAAGATATTCGAGACAAAGACTTCAAAATAAACTCTGAAGGAAAATGGATTGTGGAATTATCCGAAGGGTCAACTATATCTATGTCATCAGTCCAAGATGTAAAACACATGATTACTGAGACAATATCTGTTTATCGCCCAGCTTATGGAAGATTGTCCGAGTCCAGAGCCAGACAATTTATATTGATGATGACTACTAATGAGACAACATATCTTAGAGATAGGACAGGAAACCGAAGGTTTTTACCAATCAAAGTATATTTAGACTTTATAGACATTGATTGGCTAAGAAATAACCGAACACAGTTATTCGCCGAGGCAATACATCTGTGGAAGCAAGACACCTCATTCTATATCCCAACACAAGAAAGCAAACACCAGCAAGAATTAAGATTAGAGATAGACCCAATTGAGGAATTAGTCAGTAATTATTTAGATAATCACTCAATGGATCATTTATGCAAGAATGGAGTAGACCCTAAAGAAATCTGGACAAATGAAAATGACCGAGACCCTAGTGTTTGGGATATGAAATGTATCAATAAAGTTTTATCTACTCGAGGTTATACCGTGAAGCAAGTTAGAGTACAGAATAAACGAAAAAGGCTATTTTTCCCACCATTAAATATTAACGGATAAGTTTGACAAATAGTTAAAATTGTGCTATACTTAATCCTAGATATATTTAGTATATATCAAGTATAAACTAACCTTCACTGCCTATACATATACCAATTACCGACAACTATTAAACCAACTATTAACCAACTAACATTTTACATATATGAGAGCAAAAGTACCAACAACCAACGAGAACAAGACCTATGCCCCAATTCCAGCTGGAACACATTTAGCAAGATGTGTTAGTATAGTAGACTTAGGGACACAGATTACAGAATATGAAGGTAAGTCTAAAACAGACAGAAAAGTAAGATTTACTTGGGAAACTCCTAATGAGACTCAAGTATTCAAAGAAGAAAACGGAGAGCAACCATTTTTAGTTTCTAGGGTATTAACTTTATCCTTACATTCCAAAGCTACAATGAGAAAAACTATAGAGTCTTGGTTAGGAAGAAAATTAACCGCCCGAGAGGAAGCTGAAGGATATGACTTATCCCAGTTATTAGGTAAAGAATGTATAGTTAATATTGTCCACAAAGAAGTCGGAGATAAAGTCTATGCTAATGTAGACTCAATCAGTCCAGTGATGAAAGGAATGGTATGCCCAAAACAAATCACCGACTCTATATTCTTCTCACTAGAGGAAGGAGAATATCAGCCAATGACATTTGAAGGATTTGGAGACTGGCTAAAAGAAATCATAATGAAGTCTCCAGAGTATGCACAGGTAAGCAAGAATGATCCAAAGTCTCCGGTGGAAAACTTAAAGCAAGACGAGGAGGATGAGATAGACTTAGACGAAATCAATTTTGACACAGTCTAAACTATGCCATTACTAGCAACAACAGGAATAAGGGTGGAGATAAATCCGCCCTTATTACCTATACAAAACTTTAACCAATATAAATTCTCACCTCATAGATTACCCAAGCTCATATTGGCAAAAAATGGGCTATCCGAGGCTGAATTGCTTAAGATATATGAGGAGTATGTGGAAGGCAAAAAGATTATACTCCAAACCGAAGCTATAAAAAAAGGAATACTTAGGGAGAATGATAGCATTGAACTATACAATGCCAAGGTAGGTAGATTTCACATTAAGAATGAAACTAAATTTGATGACAAGGATTTACCTGATACACTCAATATCCTACACGGGACTCCAGATATATTGACTGCTAATTGGGTGATAGATATTAAAACTTGTGAGAACTCAGACACTTTTGACCGTGTGGATGAGAAGAAAGCCTATCGCAGATACTGGTGGCAGTTAGTAGCCTACTCTTACCTTACAGGACGAAAAAAAACTGCTCTAGTGTTTACCGACCTAGACGAAGGTAGAATAAAAATCTACACCTATCACATCATAGAAGCTGACTGGAAACTATTGCTAGAAATATTGCAAGAAGCTCGAGACTGGCTCAATCAATATCACTTCCATAAGTTGCCATTTTAGATCCAATATGATATACTGCTCCCAGCCACAGTTAGGTGAAGTGAGCTGTGGCGGTACTTGATATGATGCACGGGACTTGATATTTGGCTAATAACCTTTATACAGTTTCATTTTTGTCATCTTTGGAGAAACCCTTTAAGTTTTTTAACTCTCTTAAAGGGTTTTTCTTTTTATCAAAACCACTTGACTGAACAAAGTGTAGTCGTGGTAAAACCACTTGACTTATAGTTAGTTTTATGATATACTTATTTACAGATAAGTGATTGAGATGCCGAGCAGTAGATATAGACACTAGCCGAGCCAATCCAAACCCACATATCAAGTTACACAATTTCACTTCGTTACATCAAGTATTAACTAAACACTTCGCTTATGTCAGTAGACTACACAGTAAATATCTCAGAACCAATGGAGATACAAAATATATTACATGACCTTAAAGAATGGGAATATAAAATTGATTATAGTTATTGGGTTGTAGGAACACCCCTACAAGAAGAAATGGCAGTCAAACTATTTACCAATACTCCAGCTAGTGGAGACAAAGGTATACAAGATGACATTATTGAAGACCTTTGTGACTATTTCAGAATAGACCAGTTATATAATATGGGACTTATTAGTGAACAATGGATAAGAGAATTATATCAAGCATATTTAGACTATGAAGATTCAGAATAAAGTACAGGAACTTATAAACAAATCAAGACGGCAGGTTGAAATCCCTGCCAAGATAAACCACAGAGACCAGATGATCCTACAAGCCTATCAAGGAGGAGCATCTCCAGCTATAATTGGATTAGAGTTTGGAATATCCCGCTCAAGAGTTCATCAAATTATTAGTCAGTATCAAAGTAAATAATATGAAACACCTTACCAACTTTATCATCGCAATTGGCTACATAGTACATGCTTTCTGGTGGATATTAGTCTTACTAGCAGTTGTGCCTATAATGGGTGTGTTATTTGTCCTTATATACATTATCCACTGGATCTACTCTGCTATAGTTTGGCTATATAAAGTTTACTACAATCAATTATTTGAAAAGTAAATATGGTCACTTCAAGTACAAATTATCACTTAATAAATTATGAATATGAACAACTTAAAAAGTAGAATTGACAGCGAACTAACCTTTACTAGACTAGATTATCTAATCCAAGTAGGATTTACCAAAAGACAAATAGCAGAGTTTAGTAAAGTTAATCTTAACACTCTAAGAAAAATCTTTAGTGTAAGACCAGACCAAGTAAGTATGGACACTCACTTAAAAATTAAAGCATTCCATTCTAATTATATTATCAACAAAACTAATGAACAGAATGCAATCTTAGAAGATGACGAACCAGTAATAGACTCAGCAGATGCAGAGCAAGGAGCTAAAGAAGTAGCTAGATGGATGTGGCTAAGTCTAGGAATAGCAGTTTGTATCTTGCTTGCATTGATATTTGGGATTAAATATGTGATAAGTTTATTCTAATATGGAAAATATAAAACAAGAATTTATTCAAACAATAGTGCAGGAGGATATAGATGTATATTATAACCTCCACACTATAAAGACCGATGACCTGCTAGAACATTGCCAGATAATGACCGAAGAATTGACCCAAGATTATCAACTAATATATTAAATATATGGAAGCAAACAGCACACACATATCATTAGAGACAGCTAAATTATTAAAAAATTGTGAAGTTGAGAGTAATTACTGGTGGATACTACACAAAGAAGGCAAGAAATCTTGGGATGTTGTAGATAAAGGCTCTACAGGTCCAAATGAATGGACAGATTTTGCACCAGCCTACACTTGGCAGGAAATACTGTGGGAATATCCTCAAGAGTTTTTTGGGGAAGATGCTTATGACACTTTTGGTGGATTTTACCATACCTGTAGATTTGCAGTAGATATTTTAGATTTTCTTCAAGACAAAGAATACGACAAAGCAGATAAATACTTTCGAGACAACTGTATACTAATTAAATAAACGCCTATGAAATTTGAAGAAAGTGAACAATATAAAAAAGCAAAAGAAGAATATTCAAAATAAAAAGATAAATTGGAACTTATTTCCAAAAAACTTTTTAGACTATCCAATTCATCTTCAACATAACCACGATACAGGAATGACAGAAGGTGTAGTACATAACTACTGTAATGCAGTTATGTGGGAATATGAAAAAAGATAACCTTGAATTATTAACTAAAGATTAACTAAATGCCTATGATATAATAAACTTGTACATTTACAATATAGAGTTCTCAGTAGAGGAGTTAAAATACAAGGCAAATGGTTACGGCAACAACCTTGCCAGTTTGGTGCAAAATCCAAAATAAGTAAAAACACAATCGCCGATAAGTGTTGTCTCCTCTCTTGAGAACTTTATATTCTCACACTGATTATGACTGTTAGATTATTATTAAATTAAATATATCAGACGACTTAAAGACCGCCCTATACCTAAAAGAACTCTAATCCGCTGGAAATGGAACTTTGTGATAGCACTTTATGCACTCGGATTACTTTATACAATTCTAACCTTCCAGACTGCCATAGCACCTTAAAGACTATGGCTTTTATTTTTATAATTTGACAAGATTATAATAATATAGCATAGTAATAATGTTGTGATGATGTTGGGAGGATCTGTGTGTGTCTTATTCCAGAACCAGACTATATGTTAAAGAGACTTATCAATATATTTGTCAATTTTGTTACAAAGAATTTCCTAGTAACAAGTTGCAAATTCATCATATACTTCGCAGGAGAGATGGCGGTACAGATGAACCCAAAAATCTACTTCCTTTATGCGAACCCTGTCATTGTTCAGTACATAATGGGAATTATACCCATAATTCTAAAGGCGAAAGGATTATGTACCTTGTCCACAGAACAGTTATTTGATTTATCTTAATTACCTATAGAACCAATACCTGATTGGTTCTTTTTTTTACAAACCAAAAAGGGAGAAACCGCTCTCTCCCTTAATGTTTTCCTTACAGCCCAATTCAAGTTAGCTTTTCTTGTTTTTTCCGGTACTATAAGGCGGGTTTTACGGGTAGCGACCCCAACCATAATGCCGTCCTAGGTAAGCAATATGGAATTAACTACATCATACATCGTTTTCCCGATGTTGGCAAGACGATAAATTATAGTTTAACCGTACCGAATTAGAGGCGGTTAGATATTTATTTTATCTTATACCCTTTATTCATAGCATAGCTTCTAAGATTGATATACTCCTCTTTATCTTCTGCTACAAAAGTCCAATACCAATCAAAGAAGTCATCTGCTTTTATCTGATTGTCTACTACAAAGATTATATCTCTTAAATCTATATAATAGTCTCCTATATTACACACTCCAGACCTGTCTTCACCTATCCAATATACATTATCTTTATCAAAAGGCTCTTCCCAAATAAGTTTATAGAACTCTTTAGTATATTCGTCTACTATGTGTTTAAATCGTGTTTTTAGTTTCATATATTATTTATATTGCCCAGTTAAAAAATGTTTATGTATTAACAAACCATATTTATCTTTTGCTAATTTAATTTTAGATAATTGTAAATCAATCTTTTTAATTTGTTGATATATTTCTTTATTATGTAATTTTGTTTTATTGTATAAACTATCTAATTGTTTTGGGTTCATATTATTTACCTTGTTCTTTAAGCCAAGTCTGATAATCAGCCTCAACTGCTTGTTTGAATTGCTCTTTACTTCTATATTGAGCCCACCAAAATACAAAGTTTTTTCTTATATTCTGATTGTTCCAGTCAAAGTTTCCGTCTACATATTTATATTTATGTGCTAAGAATAAATCTGGATATGCTAATAATATCTCATAGTTCTCACAAATTCTTGTCTGAAAGTCTTTTCCCTGAAAGTTATATTCTTTTGGTTGCTCTGGCATAGTAGTTGAATAATTAAGTGATAATGGGTCAATAAAGTTATCAAACTGATTGATGTTAGTAGGTACTCCCTCAAATACATCCATGTGAAGGTGACTTACAGTACTTACTCCAGTATTCCCTGTATAGCCTATAATTTGCCCTCTGGAAACATTTGCATTGCTTTCTGGTACAAATCTACTTAAATGCATATATCTTACGGATAAACCCCTATTTGTAGTCAATGTGACTGTATTCCCACCGTGTCTACCTACTGATGATTTTGTCACACCATCAGCAATAGCATATATAGGTTTTCCCACTGGGAGTAGATAATCTTGTCCTAAATGTCTTTGTCCAGTAAGGTTTCCAAATCCAACTGGATACTTTTGTCCAAACTTAAATCCAACTTTATGATTATCTAATAAAGGTGGGTGGTATATGTAATCTTTCCAATTTTTTAATTCCATAATTATGTTTCTAAATGATAATATTTATCCTGATACTTATGTATAAACAACTTTCTTTTGATTTTATAGTCTGAAGTCTTGATCCCTTTTACATCCTCTACCACAATCCTATCACCTTCAATATACTTAAAATCTGCAATATATGCAACCTCTCTTTCTTTTCCCCCTGTGTGTATATTCATAAACCCTTCCTGAAGCAAGAATTTAGGCTGTAGAGACAAGTTTTTTATTTGACCACCCCTTTCTAGCAGTTTCAATTCTTGATACCTCTTAGCCTCACTTTTGCTATCAAAAGTAATCCCGTCTATTATAGTTTTTTTTGCTTTATATTTATTAGAGTAAAACATAGAGTGAAGTTATATGTCTGGATAAACTTTTAATATCTTATTAAAAGTTTTTCTAGTTTTTTTTATTAAATCCTCATAAGGTTTTTTGTCTGCTTTTGTTGTGACCTCTTTCCCACTCATATATAAATCATATAATTTTTGTTCTTTAGGTAAATCAAATTCTTTTTGTTCTCCGACTAATTGCAGATGTTTACTTAATACTTCATCTTTGGCTACTTTATAAATAAACTGCTCAAACTCTTTTTGGAGTTCTGGATTATTTATAGTTAATGTTAAATACATTTTATTTACAGTTTTTTTCATAGAGTTGTGAAGTTATTTGTCTATATTATAGCATACCAAAAACCACCTGTCAAAAGGTGGTTAATTGGTTGAAATGTATAATTATGATAGATTGTGAGCATAAGCCTGAACTTGCACAATTCTTATAGTTGGAGTACCTGTGTTAGCAACAAAACCTAGTCCAAAAGCAAGTCCAGCTGTGTTTAATGCAACCGAACTTACTGTTCCAGAAAATAATGCAGTTGTTCCAGTAGCTATTCCAAATCCTGTAGCAGTAGCAGCGGCTTGTTGTGGACACATTGACCAAAAATAAGCTCCTGATGAACCTACTGTTGTCACCACTAAAGTAACATCTATAAACATATGGTCTACAACTGCTGTTTGTGTACCTAAAGTTTGCAGTACATCTCTTGTATCTGATGTTGTTGCATTAGTCCCCCGATATATAGACATCTGGAAAGTTCCTGTTCCTGCGGCTGTTTTACTCATGTGTACTCTCCAGACTATTCTTGAACCAACCGACATACCACCTCTTAATGGATTAGGCAAAGTAATATTGCTATTAGTAATATAATAATTAGTTCCTGAAACAACAGTTACTGATTGTTCTGCTGTGTTAATATTGGTTAATCCATTTGGCAACATACTTGGAGAAATCCCAGCTGTTAAACTAGGAGCAGACGAAAAAGTTTGTACTCCTGTAAATGTATTGGTATTATCTACTCTTGCTATATCAGCATCACTAACTGCTGTATTAAGGTCAGCAAGTGTAAATGAACCTAAAGCAGTTGTATTGCTGTTTTTGGTAGCTGTAATTGCACCTGTCAAGGCTTCTCTTTCAAAGGATATAGTATTTCCAGCATCATCATAAATAGTATCTATAGAAGTTGTATCAGTTAATATGTTTCCTACCGCATCTTGGGCTAATTCATCAGTATATTGTGTTGGGATACTTGGTTTATTTAATATCAAGGCATCTCCACTTACTGCATTCCAATCAGCATTAACACGAGCTACATCCCAACCTGAACTATCAGTATATTCTAATCTTTGGTCTTGTAATAAAACAGTTGTAATAATAGTATATTCTGTGCCACCAATATCTTTTTTGACTGTAATTGTATTACTAGTAGCACTTGTATTACTTATAGAGATTACTTTAACTTGCCTTTGAGTAGAAGCAGCAGGAGCTGACAAAATAGTTGTATCAGTAGCAGTCGTAATTAAAGTATCTTGAGTCCCTAAAGTCCCACCTGTAGATGTATGATCTACAAAAGACACAACCACATCTATATCAGAAGCAGCACTTGTATTTAGTTCTAGTATTTGATTTGTACTTGTTAAGGCAATCATAGTTTATATTCTTAATGATATTGCTGATAATAATTGAGGATAAGTAATCCCTGCTATAGTTATTTCATCATTTGTAGCATTTGTAGTCAAGGTTATATTTGACCCAGCTACAAGTGTAAGTGTGTCAGAAGTATTGTCTGCTACTACATTAGATTGCCCAGTTACAGCTATGGTAGAGAATAGATTTTGGTCTCCTGTGTTTGTATTGCTTGTATTAGTTAACACAGTTTGTTGAACATCGGTAATAAATCTTTTATTTGTGCTATCTGTTATATTAGCAGTTGTAGTTGTATCTGTATTTGATACATTGCCAAGTCCGACTGCGGTTTTATCTAAAGTTTGGAAAGTCTTATCACCTCGATAATATTGTCCGGTAGTTCCTGCTGTTATAGTGTTTTCTTTAGCATTAAGTGCATTTTGTAAGTCAGTTTGATTAGATAATGTACCAGTTATATTTCCCCATACCGCCTGAGTATCTGAGCTTATTTCAATATATACCGAACCAGACCACCTATATATAATCCCAGTATCTATAGCTACATATATTTTTCCTGTTTCTCCAGTTATAGGAAATCCTGCCAAATTAGCAAATTCTAAAACATCATCTACATAGCTAGGAAGTTGCCCAGTAAAAACTTTCCCAGCATTATCTAAACTAGCATACCCATTATTTGCACCTTTATTAGCAATGTTTTCAGCAGTATATCCTAAATTATTTTGTTTTGTGTTAAGAGCAGTTTGAGTAGCTGTAGATATTGGTTTATTTAAGTCTGAAGTATTGTCTACATTATTTATAGCTAATATAGTTTTTGTGTTAGCAAGAGAAGTATTTTCCCACCTTGTAGCTTTTCTAATTAAAAAATCATTAGTAGTCTCACCAGTAATATACACATCAGATAATTCTTTTAATTCCTGATAATTATCTACTCTAACATCAATTTCACCATCATTTCCATTAGAAGTCTTGACTGCAAATCCTAAAAACACACCGTGATTAGGTGCAGTAGGTATCCCAACCCTATATGCTCCAGCAGTTGCTTCAGATAAATACAAAGCATCTCCATCATCAAATGTAGCAGTCGGTAAAGTAGACAGTCCAGTCAATCTCCCATTTTGCATTACAAACCCATCATTGCTTCCAGTTATAGTTGTAGCAGCAATTCCAATCGTATAAGCAGAAGTAGCTTCAACATTAGCTTTTGCTAATTCAACCAAAAGATGAGTTCCAGATGATCCTGTGATATAAACTACTTGTCCTTTTGTAATTGTTCCAGCACTTGCCTTCCTTGCTTTGATAAGTACAGCTTGATTAATTTTAGAACTATATGTACCTGTGGTGACGGTAGCATTTTCATTCATATTCTCAATAGTCCAAGTTGTCCCAGCATTAGATACCACAATATCTCCTTTATCTCCATTAGGTATCCCCCCGTTACCTCCGCCTTGTTGTTCTATTATAGCTCCTTCTAATGTTACATCAATTTGGACTTCTTCAATAGCTACATCAATTTTGGACTCTTCAATTGTTGCATTGATTATATCAGCCATTATGGTGCTGTTTTAGTTATATCATTAACTTGTTCCCAATCTCCATATATAAGAGTATATACATTTGCTTGTGGACTTGCCATCTGAATATCATATTTATAAGTTCCCTCCTCAAACTCTGTATCAACAGGCTCTAAAATTATAGAGGTTTGATGAATTGTCACAATACTATTCCAAGATTTAGCCAATAAAGCACTTGTATCATTTGTAGCCACATCATCTATATTCTTAACAGTTAATCTAAAAGTATATCCAGTTATATCTATATCTGGAACATTGATTACAAATGTTCTTGTGTCTCCTCTTATCCCTGTCAAATTATATCTTGTAGCCATATCTTTATATTATATTAAAATATCTATGCCCATAGCTTTTATCTCTGGGATAGACAATATATTGCCAATTATATTAAGGATTATAGCCCCTGCAATAATTCCACCTATCCAGATTATAAGTTTCATTTTAGCATCTAACTGTTGAATACAATTAGACATCTGGTCGTGTCTTTCTTTGCTTTCACTATACATAGAGGATAAAATCCCCAATGTATTAGCTTGTATATCTCTAATTGGCATATTTGGGTCTGTAAGCATATCATTTCCTAATTTGTCTATTTTTTCTCTTGTTCCCATATCTACTCATATTTCCAGTAATAATGTATTCTATCTACTATAGCCTTTACTACAGCTCCAATCATCATAAGTTCTAACTCTCCTAGTTCATTGTAGCCATATTTAGCTAAAAGTGCCACCACAAGAGCAGTTCCATACTTAATTAGGTCAGTTGTATCCTCTGGGATTATAATTACCCCATTGAGCCATTTTTTCCAGTTCCATTGATTGTTTGTCATAGATTTATTATTAACTTATTGGATATACTACCCCAGCTCCTAAAAAAGACGTTCCAGCAGTCCAATTAGAACCATTAAATTTATAAAAATCTAAAATACTTGTAGAATTTGTATTAAGATTCCCACATACAACTTGTATTGTTACCCCTCCATCAAAACCAACTCCACTTCCATTTATCCCATATCTGTTTAATGCAGAAATAGGTAAAGAAGCCCTAAGTGTACCACCTAAAGTACCACCAACTGTACCTGAAACTTGTAATTGTATATTGCAATCTGTATAATCTAATCTGTATTTTGCAGCAAAAATAGTGGGGCTTGTGTAAGTCATACTTCCTGCAGCAGATATTGCAAGTGTCCAATCTAACCACCTCGTCTCATAAATAGGCTCTTGTATAAGATTAGCATTGGTAAATGTAGGCACAGACCAGTTGAAGCTAGCTCCAGCAGATAAAGTGGCAGCAAATCTTCCTATATTGACATAATTATCTCCAGCGGCTGCATTTGTAATAGTAGATATTCTAGCAAACTTTTCATTTGTAGTTGTAGTGTTAAAGTCTGAGTAAAGACGAGCATAAGGAATACGACTAAATCCTAAAGTCACACCATCAGTGGCATTGTATCCCATATAGACAAAGTAGTCTATTTCTCTAGTAGCTAATTCAGCGCTTCCAGAGTTAAACCAGTTGGTTCCAGCATTAGCAGACACGGATAAAGCAGAAGTTATCCACCTTAATGTATTCCCAATCCAGATACCAACAGGGCTAGATGCAGACGGGTCAGTCCCAGCTAAAGTCTTTACAGCTAGGGTTAAGTTATTAGAAGCTACTGTGGCTTGTATTCTTCCCCCTAAGAGACCACTTGTCCTATCCCCAGTAGGTAAGACAAACACAGACCTTCTAGTGCTAGTTATATTGGCATTTGTAATTGTAGTAACAGATATTCCAACTGCTACCTCAGCCAATTTATAATGTGAGGCAGGTGTGGCAGGTACAGCAGGTGATCCAGACGGTGTCCCAGCTACAGCTACAATACTAGCAACACCTGTGGAGGCATCTACTTTGAGACAAATTATATCTATTCTTGCCTGTACTCCAGCGGTTCCAATAGTTACAGTTTCATTTGCATCAGAATAGAACTCATACATTACATTAGCATTTGTTCCTGACCCATAAAAATATCCAGTCCCAGTAGCGACTAACACAGACATTCCGGGAGTACCAGATTGGGTCACATTAAATCCATCAAAAGCTACTCCTTCATTTATAATAAAGTTTTTATTTGTTCTAGTTAAATCCTCAGCTGAGGTGGTGTAGGTATCTCTATAACTTACATCGATTGCCATATATGTATATTCTAAGTTTATACATACACTTTAGCACTTGTTGCCTACCAAGTACTTATTGCAACTCTTCTCCAAGTGTTGGTAGCTGTACAAAGGTAAAGGTGGGTGGAGTTCCATTTGATAGTTCCTTTTGTACCTGTGGAGGTTGCAGTAGCAGGAATATTAGTATCATGAGCATCTAATCTTAAATCTAATTGGTCACTTAATCTAAACCAACCTAAAGCAGATGAAGATGCATTGAAATAATCTAATGCAAATCCATTAGCATTAAAATTTATATCTACATTTTGAGTATCAGGAGGAGTACCAATTCGATTATAATTTATACTATTATAACCTAATCCCACTTCTTCTGTTAAAGTCGGACTTATTTTATTATAAACTGCAACATTGCCATTATTAACAGCATTTATAATTACTGATTTTTGACCTCTTTCTAAATCTTCAAGTCTTTGTTTTAAGTCTTTTATCTCCTGAATTAAATCTTGCTCTTGTATACTTGTACTCATATATTTTAGATTATTGGTGATATTGTTAATTTGATTACTTCCTCTCCTGTATCAGATACTTGCACATCTATCCCATATATTCTCATTGTGGTATTTATATCTACATACCCATACTTTATCCTGACTGGCACTATATCTCCTACATCATATAATCCAAAGTCATCATAAGCATTATTGACAGTTATATCATAAAGTGGCTGTTCTGTCTTTCTAACACGGATAAACTCATCAGCCCTGTTGTCTAGTGTAGTCTGTTGATTGATAGACTTTTCCTGTACCCTACCTTCTAATAATCCAACCGAAGTTATTAAGGCTGTGTCAGTTTCTGTAGAGGTTAATCTAGCATCTCCCAGACCGTCACCTTCTACAATCACACTATTAAACATATCCGACAAAGTCCGTTTCCTACTCCAAGATTGTATATTGTTTTTTAACCCCTCACCATATTCTAATCTAAAAGTATTGAGTGTAGATCCTCTCTTGCTGTATACATTGAATACTCCCAAAGTATTTACTTTTATGCTAGGTGTAATCTCAAAGTCAAACCCATTTATAACCTCAGTCAGTTGGATAATCTTCTCCCCTATCTTTTCATCAAAATATGTTCTATCTCTATTCTGTGTGACTTGTATTGTCCCCTGTGTCAGCCCTAAATTACCACCTGTCAGCCCTTGTGTAGTGTTTATTAACCCCCAAGCTATCTGCCCTGCATCGGTGGAGGTATATGTATTGGAAGTATACCTTTTCTCAGATAATATATGAAATATCTCCACACATTGTACATTGACATTCCCGTCATCATCACCAGCATCCTCACTAACTTCCCAAATTACACCAGCCCATATAAGTTTATCCTCTCGGTATATCAATAGTCTAGTCACTCCAATATATAATGGAAACCTTTGTAGCCTTTCCACAGTTAAAGGCAAAGTAAAACTAGCTTTACCTGCTCTGTTTAACTGATAAGAATAGCTTCTATTCAAAGCCTCTGGCAATATTTCCTTTAAGCCAGTTCTAAAGTCCCAAAGTATGTATTTATATTCCGACATAGGTGTTATACCAAGTTATTACTGCTTTTGTGTCAGATGTAGCCCCTAAGTCTACATATAATGCAAGGTTATTATTCCCAGGTGCTAATGTTATAAATTGTGAGTCGCTAGTCACAAATTGGAAGATAGACACCCCAGACTGGGTGACGGTAAGTGTAGAGCCTGTAATCTGTATTTTTTGCCCAGCAACCAAGGTAAGCCCATCAATCTTGAATAGTTTACCTGGGGTTTGATTAAGTATAGTAAATCCTTCTCCGGGGCCTGTAATTTCTATGTCCACAGTAGCAAACCCATTTCCTGTATTAGCAAGTGTAGCAGATCCAGACACAGTCCCTAGCAAGACAGGCAATGTCCAAGGCAAAACTGCCCCTGTAGGAACTCCTGTCTCTGCAAGGGTAATAGAGTTTAAGTTCCCACTTGTGAGTGTCCCAGAAGGCACATATACAGAGAAACCTACAGTCTGATAACTACCACTTCGCTCACCTTCATTGACCGCAGTCCGAAGATACCCTTTGAATGTATATACCTGACTATCCTCTGTGGTATACACAAACTCTACCTCTTGATTTGTAGCAGGATATATAGCCTTGAGTAAAGCCTGTCTTTTATCGTAGAAGTCTGCCATATCTGACCCTCTAACTGCAATATCTACAGATATAACCTTGCTATGGGCAAAATTAGACACAAAACCAGCCTTATTAGACTGTGGAATATTAAAGGCAGAGAATTCTATCCCTCCAATCAATAACCCTTCTATATTGGCTAAATGATAGTTCCCTCCTATTGTAGCTGTAATCCCATTGAATGCTAAAGTTTCCATATTATGATAATCTTAATTTTTGTGCTAAGTATGAAGCCCCTACCTCCCAGTCTACACCACTCTTGATATTCATAGTCTCAATAGTAATTCCTGAACCTCCAACCATTCTCTTACTTTCCTCATTGCTAAACACATCAGCTCCCTTGGGTAGATTGACCAATTCAGCTCCTCGCTCACCTACCACAGCCAATCCTCCACCAAAGTTTCGTACTCCATTGGCAAAGCCCGGAAGTTTACCTTTCCCACCAAATAATGCACCTAACCCAGGGACATTTCCTAATCCTTTCATTTTATCTATTATATCAGTTAATGCTTTTGGCATTCTAATATTTCCAAGTGCTTGGATCATCCCATTTATAGAATCTTTTAATTGGCTAAACTTATCTTTAACCCATTGTATTTTGTCTCCTAAAAATGTACCCTGAGCGGTTAATGCTCCCCAGTTTCTCCATAAAGTGTATAATAATCCAATTAAAGTACCAATAATTCCAACAGCTATACCAATAGGACTTGTAATAAATCCTACTACAGCTCCAAACCCAGTAGTCGCTACAGTGGCCACAGTTATTGCTGCATTATATAGCCAAATAGCCGTTCTAACTATTGTAAATGCAGTCCCAAAAGACAATAAGACAACAGTCACTATCTCAATAGCTATTTTATGTTGATTATACCAATTTATAAGATTTTCTATTGATGTTCTTAAAGTATCTATAGCAGTAATAATATTTGTTCTTATATCCTGCCCTACCTTTACCCAGTCTATTTTACCTAAGGCTTCATTTAGATAATTTACTCCATTTTGTACTAAATTTAATAAACTACCTTCTAATATAGTACCATCATCTTTTAACCCTACTAGCCCAGATGACATCAGTTTTATATTGTCCATCAAGGTTGAGAATGTACCAGACAAAGTTTTACTTCCTCTTTCCATTCCTTTGTAGAATAATCCTCCTTCTGAGGTTGCAGTCTTAAATGCATCTGTAACCATTTCCACAGTTATCTTCCCGTCCTCCATATCCTTTTTGAGGTCTTTCATTGACCGTCCAGTTTTCTGGGATATTATAGTTAATGGATTAAACCCTTGATTGATCATCTGTAGTAAGTCCTGCCCCATCAATCTACCTGTGGACTGTACCTGTGAGAATGCCAAAGATAATCCCATTAACTTATCTTTGTTTCCCATAGATATATCCCCAAGCATTTTAAGATAATCCTGTGTTTTGTCTACTTCAATTCCAAAAGCTAACATTGTCTGAGTGGCTTTGGCTAAATCCCCTACTTCAAATGGTGTGGTTGCACCCATTTTTTTAAGGTCAGTAAATACCTTTCTACCTTTCTCAGCACTTCCAGTTAAAGTCTCAAAGCTAGTAGATAATGATTGTAAATCAGCTGAGGTTTTTATTGCAAATCCAGTTGCGGCTATCCCAGCCACACCTAATATTTTACCGTACTTTAATGCGGCATCGCCTATACCCTGAAATACTTGCCCTATCTTTTTCCCAGCATTTTTTATCCCACCAGTAAAATTGTCTACTTTAGATTGAGCATCTTGTAAACCTTTATTGAGACCTTTGAAGTCCCCATCAAATTGTGCTACTACTGCTCCTGCTGATAATGCCATATATATGTGTTACTTATTATTGCTAGTTTATCATTTGTTGCCTAATAACTTTTTAAGGTGTTCTAAGTTTTTCTCTACCTCCTGTGGCTTGATTTTCTTATTCTCCAGCCTCATTTTTACTCGCTTAAACTCATTGGATAACTTTTTACTATCTGTAGGTTTTAAGTGTGGATTTGTGGCTATAGCAAGGTATACCTCCCACTCTGTCACTTGGTCTATAGCTTTCTGTTTTTGTCTTTTTAATGTTTGATTATAAAAAAACAATGCCTCTGGAATAGTCAGTTGCATTGTCTCTTGTTTTGAATACGAATAGTTATGTGCAAAAAATTCTAACACAATCATCATTAGGCTAGGGGAGTAGTCGTCTACTTCTTGCTCTGAAACCTTTGACTGATTTTGGTAAATAAACCCAATAGTTGCTCCACCCCATTAGCTTCTAATATCTGGTCTATTAACTCCACTAACTCTACCATACTAAGAGCCTTAATTTGCTCTTCTGAAAGGCTTTTATTGCTAAGGGTAGATAATACAGGGATAGCCTTGTCTAAATTGTTTAAGACTATGTCTAAAGTTGAACCAGATACATTATCTTGGTCAATATTCTGTGCTAACTCCAAGATGGGCTTGACCTCTTGGGTAAGCTCTAACACATCTTGGATGGTTAATGCTTTTACTGCCATATTAAGCAGGTGTTCCAATATATCCTAATATTCCGTCAGTATTTGATGCATCTATAAGTGCCATGAACTCTACTTCTATTTGACTTCTGTCATTGCTGAAAGATACCTCAATAGTCTCAGATGAAACCACAGCCTTATGTAAGGTTATGTCAGACCCAGTGTTAGATCCTTTGATGATTGGGTGGATAACTAATTTCTTAGCTAAAGCTCTTGTGGAAGCTCCTACAACCTCTCCAATCTTTAATTTTCCTCCTGCTACATCTGCAGTTTGTACAATATCTTGTAATACTGAGAATGAGTATTCTGACAAAGGTACGGTGACTCTTAATTGTCGCCCTACCTCTATCATATCATAAGGAGTTTCTGCTCCGTATGTGTCTGAAGATTGCATAACTCTTTGAGTAATTACCTCAAGTCGCACTTCACCTTCGGTTTCACCTAGAGAAGTTCCTCCCCAAGTGACTGTAGCATATCCTACATTGATGTCTTGCATTGCCATATTCGTATAATGTTAATGTTATATTTGTATATTAGCACTTGTTGCCTAGTTTATTACCTCCAACACATAATTGCCAGTAAACACCGCTCTACCAGTCTCATCCTCGCCTATATCTGTTGGCTCTTGTAATGCAAATATAGTAAATATATAAGTCCCACCTAGTGTTGTATTGTATATCTGATGCATAAGGTCATATATCTCATAAGCCTGTTGCTGTGCATCCTCATAATTGGTATTCCTAACCAAAACTTGTATAGTCGGTTTAATAATGTCAAGGTATGTAGTTGGCTCAACTCCTCCACTCTGGAATATCCCAACACAGTTATCTACATTAGCTGGAAGTGTACCAATAAATAAGTCTGTCCCTTTAGTAAGGCTAGTCTGTGCATCTATATAGTTTGCAATATCTGTAAGTAAAGTCATAGTTTCTTTTTTAATTCTTGCATTAATACCTGATTAGCTACTTTATTCCAAGTGCTGATATTTTCTTTGAGCGGGTTTTCCAAATATTTACTTTTTCTACCATTACTCCAATTCCTGACTACCCTTGTCCCATCTCTTCTCATCCCTTCGTGTTGGTACATTGCATACTTGGTATCATAGCCTGTGATCCAATACTGCCCTTCTTTTCTAAAAAAACCTGATTGAGACAATCTACCTGTGTCAAACGGAACGGTAAACCTAGATAACCTTAATAATTCTCCGGAACATATCCGTCCCCATTCATCATTTAAGTTCATATTCTGGAGCTTCTGCAAGTTGCCACTCAAAGTATTCTTGGTAATTCTAACACTAGACATACTTTTGTGCTAATAGTTTCTTATGATGTATCTGTCCTTGTCTAGTACGGAATATCTGGACTGCTATCACTCTAAAAGTTGTATCATCAGCTGTGATGGTGTCATCCACATTGACTGATTGAGTAGGGTAGACCCAAACCTCCACATCAAAGTCTAGTGGTTTAGCTTGTAGCCCTCTATCCTGTGTTTTGGCATAAACTAGCCTACCCTTGATATAGGAAGTAGTAGTGACAGACTTCCCATATACATCATACTCACTGCGGATATTTAATTGTATATCTTGATTAAGGTATTTAGCTAAGTTTATCATCTTAGTATGTTATATAACCTGTAGTATCTATAAGTCCAGTTAATAATGACTGTGCTAGGGGTGAAAATGGTCGTCCACCTACTAAAGCAAACCTTACATTAGCTCCTCCATAAGTCTCGGACAAGTCTTTTATTCTATATGACTCTACTCCTGAGATTATATTCAATATATCCTCATCTTTATATTGGGATAAGAAATAAGCCTGTTCTATCTGTGCATATTTTACCTTGTCATCTACTGGGCGGATAAATACAATCCCACTAGTGGTATCTGGTTGAGTTGTCCATCCTGACACAGTGGCAGTTCCTGTGGCACTTGCCCAGTCTGTAATAGCTAAAGTCTGCCCTCTACCAGTTCCTTCTCGAATAACTACAACTCCTCCATTCAAAACATCATCAGCTAAATACTGCTGTCCTCCTAGCTGTAAAACAGACACTGTGGTAGCAGTTGCTGAGGTAGCATTGCCATAATGTAAGGTATTATAATAAACCCTTGGAAAGGCTAGATTTTGCTCTCTACGGTAGTCTTTATCTCTATCATACACCTCATATCCTTTATATCTCAATTCATTCATCTGTAAAGCTGATTGCTTTAGAAAAGCCTCCTTCTTTGCTGTAGATAAAGCAGCCCAAGCATCATAATTCTGTTTAGTTAAAAGATAATCATTAGCTTCTGCCACAGTGACATAAGAATTTTGGTCTGGGTGTGATAATATTGTATTTAATGCCATATTGCAATTAAGTTATTACAATAAGTTTAGCATTTGTTGCCTTATCTGATTATATGATTTTCTTAGACTAAATTGACTTGCATACTTTGCCCTTTCTTTAGCTAATCCCTCTTTATACTGCCCTGTTTTAGTTAGCCAATGACTATATGCTTGTCTTAATTGTTTACGAACTGACTGCACTTGTGGCTCATACCACACTCCTAAATCGTGCTGGTCATAGTCTTCTCTGTAATATACAGCTTTTGACATATCACACTTTATCTCATAGCAATATCTCTCATCAAAATACTCGGCTATTCCGTGTGCATTAGGGATAATCACTGGCATTCCTGTGTTCATTGCCTCCAGTGGAGTCATCCCAAAACCTTCACCTCGAGACGGAAACACAAATACATCGTGTTTTGCCAATAATCCTAGTAACTCCTGCTGATTGTAGTCTTCTATAATGGTATCTATTCTGTAGTCAAAATAAGGGTAATTATTGCCACTAATAGCCTTCATTGTAAGTATTGCCCTGTCTACATCAGGGTCAAATTCTTGTGTAAAAGCCTCAATCACAATATCAAAGCCTTTCCTAAAGTCAAAAGCATTATAATGAAGTATCCTAAATGCTACATTGTCAGGTCTTGGCTGGTAAGTGTAAATATCTGTATTTACCCCGTGTGGGATAACTATACTGTCTATCCCAAACTGATTATAGAATATATCTCTGGCAAACTTGGACGGAGTGATAATGGTGTCTAACTCTTTCATATACTCCCCCCAATGTGGTGGGCATTTGCTAGACTCGAACATAAAATAACCTATCTTTTTGCCACAGCCTTCAAGCCACTCCACATGTGGTGGCTGGTGGTATAAGAAAGCTATCTCTTGCCCTTTATTTTCCGTTTCAAAGTGTATTTCTGTGTCATCTTGGTTAATATTGTACCATGTGTTAGCAACATTGCCAAATCCACCTATTTTGGTCTTTAATGGGGGTGTAGCGAAGTAGATGTTTTTCATATTTGATATATGTTAATTGTATTTTAAGTATAAACTAAAAAGAGCTATATTTCAAGCTCTTGATAGTTATGAGTGGGGGATAATTAGGCTTCTAATAAAGCAACTCCTAGTCCTTGTCTCATTATAGATACTCCGTAAAGGGCTTCAGCTCTTGCGAACATTCCTCCAATTTTTGCATCATATCCCATAGTTAGTCTGATAGATAGACCAGTCTCTGGGTCATTGTAAACTCCTTGGTTTACTCCTAGTCCATTTCCATCAACTGGAAGTGGGCGGATTGCTAGACCAATACAATCTTTGTGGAAAGCCATATTGTATTTTTTTACTGGGCTTCCTCCTGACTGGATTAACTGAGTCTCAAAGATACTTACTCCAGCTACCTGTGGTAATTGTGCAGTTTGTGCTACATTTCCACCAAAGTTTAATACTTTATTGATGTCATCATCTTTTAGAAGGTCAGCATATTTAGAAGCAGACACAGCATAGATAAATTCTCCATCAATAGGGGCTTTATTTCCAACTAGAGTCTCTCTTAAAGTCACAATATCATCATAGTGGTTAGATGTCTCATTAACAGTATTGCTAAAAGATAATCCAAGAGTAGCTACAGATACATCAATTTGTTTCAAAACTGAATAAATAGCTTCTGTAATATATCCTTGTAATACATCTGGTCGAGCTAATGCTCTTCCTGTGTCTTCAATCAAAACAGTCTTGTGCTTGTGTTGGTTAAGAGTAATAGTAACATCTGAGTCAGCAGGCCCTGTTAAAGTATATTCAGATCCAGCTACTTTGTTGTCAGCAGTTCCTAAGTCTCCTAAGAAACCAACTTTTACAGCTTCTCCATAAGCTCTAACATCTTCTGAGAAATCTACATTTACATAACGAGCAATTCCTCTTCTTTCTTTTAAGGTCTCCAAAGCAGTTGCGGCTGCAAATGTAGGAATGAATGAGTCAAGTAATGACTTTGTTATTTCATTAGCCATAATGGTAATTTAATTATTATTGTCCTAGTAATATTCGTCCTTCTTTTTGTGCCTGTTTTATATCTTTGATATTCTTAGCTACAAACTCTGAGTCTCTTAGCTGTGACTCTTTATAAATCACACCGCTAGTTCCACTTGGATTTCCACCTTGTGGATTACCGGCATTGCTAGTTGTCTCAGGTTTGAAAAGATAGGGCATTTCAGTTTTTATTCTCTGTAATTCAGCGGATAATGCTGTGGAATTAACCTCTCCAGTTTCATCAACTACTTTGTCAGAGTCTATAAATCGCATAACTGCATTTACATCGTGAGGATTGTACTTTACGGACTCCTGTATAAGGGATTTTTCAAGATTGCTTTGCTTATATCTGTTCTTAATATCTGCAAGTTCTTGTGAACGGGTCTCTGCAAGTTGTTTCCAGTTCCCTTCCTCTTCCGCTTTTTTAGTCTCAAACTCAGCTAGTTTAGCTTGTAGTTCTTTTTTTTCTCTATTGACTTCATCAAAACGGCTCTTGGGGATTTGTATTTCCTTTGGAGTATCTTGTACAGTGGTCTCAGGTACAGTTTCTTGGGTTGTATCGCTTCCCTGCGGTTGTAGTTCCTCAGACATAGTCTTATGTAATTATACTAATAACATCCTTATCGTGGATGACCCGTTATCGGTATATTATCACTTGTTGCCTAATTGTCTATATAATCAGCTAACACATCAAGACTTTCCTTTAATCTTTTGTCTTTAGTCTTTTTCTGAATATCCCTAATTGCTTTTATATCCTTATCTTTTATAGCTTGATTAACTAAGTTGTAGTCTTTTATTCCTATTTTAATTGTGAAGGTATCAAATGCCCTTAGAATAGACTTAGGACTGTTTGTGGTCAAGTTTTGGCTTTTCACATTCTCTTTCTCTATATACTTTTGACTATCCACATCCCAAACTTTGCTCACATCAGCCAATCCCTCTGTATATGGTGATATAGCATGTCTACAGTTTACATGTTTTAATCCTGACTCTGTTGCCTCTGCTACAGTTTTATATCCCCTAGTTCTACCTGTTAGGGATAACACCTCATTTTCCCAAGGTCTACACAAAGCACATTCTCCAAAATGGTCTGAGACTTGCACCAAATCATAACCTTCCTCTATATGGGTGTTCTGGATACCAGTTACCTGAGCTTCAGTCAATATACTTCGAGCTAATGTCCTAGCATAACCATCTACCGATACATTTCTACCATTTTTATAAGTGATAGCGGATAGGGAAGAGGCTCTTAGCTCATTTTCTACATTTTTAGCAATAGTTTTTAAGTCACTACCAGCTATTTCACCCCTAGCTACTTGTATTGCCACTTTTTCTGCCTGTTCTGCAGTTATAGCTGACACTCCAGCCTCCTCTAACCCACTAGCTATCTTTTGGGTGTACTGATAGGCATTCTGGACTATAAGTTGTATAGTTTGCTTGTGAAAGGTTGCAAACTTAGCTTGAAATGTATACTCAATATTGTCTTTTATAGCCTGATTGACAGCATTATCCATTCCCTCTTTATATAATCCAGGGATTGTGACATCTGCCCAAGCCTGTAAATCTAAATCATATTCAGCTACTATTTTTTCTAAACCTTTTATCTTTACTTTTACTGATTGGCTATCTTTACCAGACTGTATGTATTGGAATATGTCTAAATAAGCCTGTTTTACAATGGCTTCTATAAGTTTAACTTGCGGGTCTGATTGTACAATACCTTCTGGCTTTATTTGTGCCATATATTAGTCTTCTATATTGTCTTCTTCGTCGTTGTTGTTATTGTCGTTGTTTTCTATACTTCCAAAATTGAAAGGATTAGTTTTAGCTTTAGCTGTCATCTCTGCCTGTATTCTTTCTAATTTATCCATAGCTTCAGATTGGCTAATTCCGTCTATATTGCTAATAGCTTCCTCTTTGGTGGTCAATTCATAATCTAATTTATCTTTCTCAGCTTGGATTGTCTCTAATTGGTCTTCTATCAATCCGTCTTTCCAAATAATCTGTGGCACTTCTGTCTGTTTTGCTGTCAATGTATCTGATTTTAATCCATTTACTCTTGCAAACTCAATAGCTGATTGAATAATACTTTTTATACCATTATCCCAATACATCTGTTTTCTGTGTTTCAAAGATAAAGTTCTAATCAACTTATATTTCAAGGCTCTCCCTGATTCTGCTACTCCATACTTGGTAATACCGAATAGGCTAGGGGACATCTGAGAAATTATCCATAGTTGCTCTAATAAAGCGTCAATCTGTGCAAATGATGACTCTAGCTTGCTATCCCATACAATATATTGAGGCATACTACCTTCACCGCTTATAGGATTATGTGGTAATTCTACTACCCCAATATCTCCTTTTCTAACTTGCCCATTCTGGTCTAATATACCTTCTGGAACGGCTAAGATAGGGTCGGCGTGTTTGTCTAAGATATGCTCATTGCGAGATAATCTGTTATTAATAGCAAAGAATAAATCCTCTAAATCTTGGTAATCGCTAATTCCCCAGAATTTACCTGCTACACCCCAGTTTTTAATATGGTGGATAAGTGAAAAGCCTTTACTTAATCCAGTCTCTACAGTTGGCTCTAAGTTTGGATAATATGCTTGTAAATCTAATTGCCCTCCAATTTGTCCATCTTTGAACTCATATAACTCAGTCTCAATATATCCCTCATAGTATTCCTCCACTAAAAGCATTTTATAATCATCCTCTTCTATAACATAAGCTAAAACGTGCTTTTTGACTGGATTATTTACATTATTCTCATCATATACTGGAAAATATACATCTGGCTTGACTGTATCTATTTTAACCTGCCCATCCCCAGCTCTAATTCGCATTACAGCGTCTCCTTTATAGCTAGAGCTTAAAGCATTTTCATAAAACTGTACCCACAAAGAGTTCTCATAAAATAAAGTGTTAACAAAGTCTTGATTATATTCCAAAATAAGGCTAGGTTTCTCTTCAAAAAGTAAGTCAGCTGAAACTGTGCTAATCATTCGAGGATAGTTAAGAGCTACATATCTAGCCGCAGTGTTTGTAAATTGCGGTGCAAAATCTTTAAGTCTATCTGCAAAAGCTACTTTGTGTTGTCCTAAGAATAGTTGCTCATATCTGTTATAATTTGCCAATCTCTGTACATCTTTTTGTGGAGGGTATTGTTTCATATGTTAAAATCCAGCTGGTTTATTACTATATACTTTAGCATATGAGACTTTAGTCTCTACCATATAATCTATGGCATACCGCATTGCATCACAAAAATCATCTTTAACTTTAATCGGATCTTCTAATATATTCCCATTTTTGTCTTCCATATACCTATAAAACCTAATCTCTTTTATCCCTTCCACTGAGTCTGATGTTATAAATAATGGATGTCCTTTTACTGCTTTTATTCCCCTAGCTACACTATTCTTACCTTTAACCGTTGGCAATACTGCTCTATATCCTGCTCGGTATAAATCGTTTATTTTGTCTGGCTCGGCTGAGTCTGCAATTATCCTTGCTGTTTTATCTACACCTAATTCTTCTAATTTGTCTATTATGGAGTAACTATTTAATCCTGACTGGTATAATATCTGTTTAGCATAAAAAGCACCTTCTTTTTCTCTAACTTCCACTACTGCAGTTGGGTGGTTAAATCCCCAGTCAATTCCATAACATTTATTGTCATAAGCCTCTGGTAAATCATCACACTCTTTCCAGTGGGTGTAAATTGTAGATTGACTTGCTCCCCTTTCTCCTAATCCAAACACTCTATAATAGGCTGGGTCAAGCTCTTTGTACTTCTCTATTTCATCTATCAATGTTTGCGGTAAGAATGGGTTGTCCTTATAAGTTGACTGGATAAAGGTGCAATCATCTCTAGTCATCACTTCATCATATATCCAGTGAAATTCATCTGACGGGTTATAATCTAAAGTTATCTCTCCAGTTGTACGAATAGATAATTGTCTCCAATCTTCTAATGTCAATTCGTTTGCCTCATTAAGCCATAAATAATCTCTCTTAGCTCCTCTTTTCTTTTGCGGGTCATCCATTCCAAAGAACTCTACTAAGTTGCCATTAAGTGTATATGTCTTATCTGTCTTATTGTGGTTAGAGCTATCATATAACTCCATATTGACTAAAATCTCAAGAAAGTCTCTCATCACAGATATTCTAAGAGCTGGGGCGGTCTTTCTCACAATAGATAAAGTCTTGCCAGTTTCCTGCAATAGTTTGATTATATATTTTTGTGCAATAGAATAAGTCTTAGAAGCTCTAGCTCCTCCCTGATTAACAATAATTCTAGTATTAGAATCCCAATTCTTTTCAAAGACAGGTGTAACTTGTATCTTCATTTAATTATTGCTTAGTATAACAGATAGGGCAGTAGATAACATCTAAACTTAATGTAATTTTACATTTTGAGCATTCTTTTATTTTTCTTTTTTCTAATTGCCAAGCAATATGTTTAATTACAGAACTTTGCGGATCTTTAAGTTTCCATATACCTAATAAGATTTTATTCTTGTTAATAAGTTGCCTAGTAACGGGCATCCTATCTACACCTAAATGTTTAGCCATCTCTATTCGAGATCTAAAAGTAACTTCTTCGCCAGTCTCGATATTAATCGCTACTATTTGTTTCGAGTTTCTTATGTTTATTTCTTCTTATTTCTTCTTGTATTCCATTTATT